ATATCAAAGAACTAAAAGGTCACTTTGACCAAGCCTCCACAGAGATGAAGTCTCTTGTTGAGCGTCAATCTGCTGAGATCAAAGCCTATGGCGAAACAACTGCTGAGACAGCTAAAGAGATCAAGGCAACTGGTGAGCGTATTGATTCTGTTATTACAGATATTAAGGCTTACAATGATCGCCTCGAAGCAATCGAAAAGAAAGCTAATCACTTAGGCTTTGGCGGTCAGCCACAAGCTGTTAAGACTATTGGTCAGCAATTCTTAGAGAGCGATGAGTTCAAATTCGCTTCTGAGCGTGGCTTGAAATCAGTAAACCCTGTAACTCTTGGCGGTATGTTCCGTAAAGACATCACTTCTGCAAATGGTCCAACTCCACAAGCAATGCGCTTGCCTGAGTTCTACTCTGCTACTGGTGATCGTACCGCACACATTCGTAACTTCTTAAATGTAAGTGCAACTGAGTCTAACGCCATTGAGTACTTCGTAGAGACATTTACAAACAATGCCGCTATCCAAAATCCTGAGTTATCCGCTAAAGCTAAATCAGAATTGGCATACGACTTGGTTAACAGCCCTGTTCAAACTATTGCTCACTATGTTATCGCTTCACGCCAAATCCTCAACGATGCGGCAATGTTGCGTAATCAGATCGACAATCGTTTGACCTATGGTCTAGCACTCAAAGAAGATCAACAGTTATTGTACGGAACAGGTACAAGCGGTGAGATCGAGGGCTTGATGGTTAATGCTTCCGTTCAAGACGCTGGCGGTGTTGCTACTGGCGACAACCTTGTTGACCATATCCGTAAAGCAATCGCACTTGCCGCAACTAGCGAGTACCTTGCAAACGGCATCATCTTGAACCCAACAGACTTCGCTAATATCGAATTGTTGAAGGGTGATGATGGTCACTATATTTGGGCAACTGTTCCAAATGGTGGCGAAGCCAAATTATGGCGTGTTCCAGTCTATGAGTCCACAGCAATGACTACAGGTGAGTTCTTGCTAGGTAACTGGAACTTAGGCGCAACATTGTTTGATCGTGAGCAAGCTACTGTTCGTGTTGCTGAACAGCACGCAGACTTGTTCATTAAGAACGGTGTAGTAGTACTCGGTGAAGAGCGTGTTGCCTTGGCGGTTTATCGTCCACAGGCATTCGTTAAGGGTGTATTCACTGCCGCAGTTTAATCACTAAATAGTGAGGAGGGGGAGCAATCCCCCTCTATATTCAAATGCTAATTCAATTAAATATAAATTGTAGTTACGGCAAAGAAGGTCAAATTGTCAATACGACTGTCTTTAGAGCCAACGAAATGATTAAAGCGGAGTTAGCATCTGAATATATCCCGCTCATGGAGCGTAAGGTAATTAAACCTGAAACAAAAGTTATCAGGCCTGATGGAACAAAAAAGCGGGGCAGACCGCCAAAGGTGAACGATGAACAACCATTATGCGATTAAAGCAGGCGTAACAACTTGCCCTAGTACAGAGCAAGATTTAAAAGACTTTTTGCGCCTTGATGAAACTGATTGCGAGAACCTTCAGATTTATCTAGATACGGCTAACCACGCTGTTATTTCCTATTTATCGCTGGCATTGATTGAGCAACAATTTACTTTTGTTACCGATGGTTATCCATTTGTCGGCACAATTACTAAAGGCATTGCGCCTTCTAATATTGATTTTCAAAAGTGGATTGAGTTGCCATATTCAAGTATTACAACTATTGATAGCGTGCATACTATTGATGAATATGGAGTTGAAACTTTAGTGCCGAGTACCGATTATATTGTTGACCAATATTCCACACCCGCACGCTTAAAGTTTACAGATGGTGTATGCGTATCTACCAATAACAGGCTTAAAGTTGTTTATACGACTGGCTACGGAACAGATACCGAGGATGTGCCTTATGGCATCCGCCTAGGCATTTTGCAGGTCGCAGGCTACCTATATGAGCATCGTGGCGAATGTACGCCCGCAGAGGCCATTTCAGCCTCAGGAGCAGGCATGGCATTACAACCTTACAGAGTAATGACTAAGCTATGAAATGTTGCGATATAACTGCTGGCAAATTAAAGAACCGCATTGCGCTTCAAGAGCTTGTAATAGTTGAAGATGGTTCAGGCGGGCAAACTCGCACTTGGAGAACAATCCAATCAGTATGGGCCGCATTAAGACAAACAGGCGGTGGAGAACGTTATCAGAATGATCGACTTACAGCAACCGCAAACTTTAAAGCTACTATCCGCTATCGTGCTGATGTTAGTGCTGTTAATCGCATTGTATTTAGAGGATTAGCATATCAAATTCGCTCTGTAGATAATTTAGAATTCGCTAATAAATGGCTGGATTTAACGCTTGAAAGCGGAGTGGCAACATGAAAGCCACCGCCAAAGTTCAAGGCGCATCTGAGCTTAGCCGTAAAATTAAATCATTTGATGCTGAAACTATCCAAGGGCTTCAAGATATTGTGAATTCCTCTGCGCAGAATATTAGGAATAACGCCATCAGAAGTATCAAAAATACTCCTGCAACTGGCAGAACCTATCAGCGTGGATCAATTACCCATACCGCTTCTAGCGCAGGCAACCCTCCTAGAAACGATACAGGCCGCTTAGTAGGCAGTATTAGCGCAAGCATTGGTAAGCTAGAGGCAACCATTGGTGCTTTTGCTCAATATGCCTCATGGCTAGAGTTTGGCACTCGTAATATTAGCCCAAGGCCCTTTATGTTTCCTGCTTTAGAGCAAGAGCGCAAGAGCTTTACCAATAGAATGAAAGAAGCAATCAAGACCGCAATTTCAAAGGCTGGAAATAAATGAGCGCAGAATACGAAATCCAAAAGAGCATATACGCCAAATTGAGAGCAGACACTAACTTATCTGCTTTATTGGCTAAGGATGTTCAAAACAAAAACTATTCAGCAATATATGATAATGTGCCCGAGGCAGTTGATTCAGGAAACGACAGCGTATTTCCATATGTAACCATCGGAGATGATACTGCTATTGATTGGGATACTGATAATAGTCAAGGTAAAGAAGCCACCTTAACGATCCATTCTTGGAGCAGATACCGAGGCCGTAAAGAAGTCAAAGAAATACAGGGTGCAATATATAATGCATTGCATCTTTCAAATTTAATTATTACTGGGTATCATTCAGTCTTAATGGTAAGCGAATACTCAGAAACATTAGTTGATCCTGATGGGCTTACTAGACATGGGGTTCAGAGGTTCAGATTAATTGTAGAAAAGGAGTAATATTATGGCGGCATCAAGTGGTCGTGAATTAGTTTTAAAGCGTGGTACAACTGTTGTCGCCGTATGCTTTAATTTCAGCAGATTGACGCTCAACTAACGATTTCATCTCTGTAGATGCTTGGTCAAAGTGACCTTTTAGTTCTTTAATATCCATGATATTTTCCTTAATTAATAAAGTTTGTGCTTCGCAAAAGTGCCGAGATCGGCTATGGACTTCATTAAGTCCTCTACCATAAGCGGCTCTTGTGGTTCAGGAGTGAGATTTAGTTCTACCTTCATCTCGGCTCCTGCATCAATGAGTGCTTGTAATTCAGGGAGAATATCAGCCAAGGCTTTCAATTCTTCCTTACTCAATTGACCGCCATTAGCTAATTGACGAATCATTTGAAGATTTTTTACTCCTGTTACCATTGCCATTTCATTAGCTGGAAATGTTACAGGGCTGAATTCAAATAGTTTTACTTCTTTAATGCGGCGCACGCCCATCGTTTCATCCCATAGAGCCTTGCCTTGTGGAATGCTAAAACCGATGCTCATACGATCAACCACGCCATCACGCATTAACTCTAATGCTTCATCGCCTAAGCGGGTCTTGCTAATCTTGCCTTCAACATACAAGCCTTTTGAATCCTCTTGCATTACAGTCGGCCACGCTTGCTAATATTGAAACAGCCCGTCAAATCTTTTGGCGTGACACTATTGTTCCATTATTAGATGAACTTGAAACAAAACTTAATTTAAGCCTTGCTCCTGATTTTGGTCCTGAGTGGCGTATTAAGTATGACATTTCAAGCATCACAGCATTGCAGGAAAACTTTAATGAGAAAGTAACTAATGCTCAGCAATTGGTCAGCATTGGCGTGCCATTTAATGAATTAAATGCAAAACTTAAATTAGGCTTTGAAGATATTAGTGGTGGCGATATTGGTTACTTACCTAGCGGATTATTGCCAACAGATTATCAGCCAATGGATGTTGCTAAAGGTTTAACAGCAGAAGAATTATCTAAACTCGCATACGGCAAATAATGGCTAGAGGCTTAACTACATTAAATCGTAGGAGAGAACTAGCCATTCAAAATGCTTTGGTAGATAGGATGGTCGCAGGCTTTGAACGATCATTAGGTCGCCAATTAAATGCAACAATGATTAAAGCCGTTAAGCAATATAGAGAAGATGGCTCTGACCTTGGTATTAATTCTGTAGTGATGACAGATATTCCAAAGCTGGAAAAGATTTTTGCATCGCAATATAGAGCCGTAATGATTGAATTTGGCAACCGCATATTGTCAGGATTAAAAAGCCATAAACCTAATCAGCGTAAGGATGTAAATGATGACTTCTTGGTGCGTGTTGAGGACTATATTAGGGTGTATGCATTAGACCGAGCCACAAGCATTTCAGGAACGACCATTGACCAATTGCGTGCCGTAATTAGTGCAGGCGAGTTAGAAGGCCTAGGCACAAGGGAAATAGCCCGTAATATTACAGAGCGCATCCCTACTATTGCCAGTTATCGGTCTAATACTATTGCAAGGACTGAAACTCATAGCGCATCAGGATATGCAAGTGAGATGGCGGCACAAGAAACAGGACTTAATCTCAAAAAAGAATGGGTCGCATTTATTGATGGGCGTGAGCGTGATGCGCATCGTGAAGCAGACGGCCAAGTTGTAAACAGGGATGAGGATTTTACTGTTGATGGTGAACAGCTTTCTTATGCTGGTGATCCATCGGGTAGTGCTGGAAATATTATTAATTGCCGTTGCACAGTCTTATACTTTGAGGAATAATTGCATT